GAGTAGCAATCTTAACTGACCTACAGGTATCATAGCCTTTCCTCTCCGTTTAACTGGTTGATCCTCATGTTTGCATACCGGATAACTTTCTCCAAGTCAATGATCTCACTCTCAACCTGGGTCTTACCGCTATACATCTTGTATCCTGCACGGCTGCTGTACTTGATAAGGTTACCTCTCCAGAACTCAAAGCCGTTGCGCATAATATAAGTGATGGGTTCAATCTTCCACCGTGCATAGTGTGAAGGCTCGTGGACTACATCTTCTGAATGTTCTGCCATAACGCTCTCCTTAAAGTTCTCTTGTTCTGCTATCAACTTTTTCCACTCACTGTTTATCACGGTACACCTCCTCATACTTGTTGAACAACTGCTCAAACTTCCACTCGTATAGCTGTTGCATACCCATCAAGGTGTTCATCATCTCATCGTGCGTAGGCTCACGTTCACCATCACCTATCTGCTTGAACACCACCTCAAGGTCATTACATACACGCCAACAGTCCAGTATCATTGGCTCTAAGTCATACAGTTTAGCCATCATCATCCTCCGTCAGTGCGTCCCAAGATACAGGGAATAGTTCAATCATCTTGTGGTCTATCTGCTTTGCTACCTCTCGTGTCTCTGCCTGTGTGTCAGCCTTGCATCTTAGGTTACACATATCAGCGAAGGCATCAAGGCTACCTGACCAATACCACTCAGTCATTGTAGACTGTGGCAGCACCATACGGGCTTGTTCAGGTGCGATGCCTATCTCTATCATTCGCTTGTACATAGCCACTACACCTTTGTTATAAAACTCTATTTGATCACCTAACTTGTAACCATCCCACCAAACAAAGTCCATTGCATAGTCTGTTACATCACCGTAACTTCCTTGCTTCTTATCCTTACTGCGCCCCCTCCATACTTCAGGCTCATAAAGCTCAGGTTCATCATCCACATACCTCCGACTGATCTCATTCCATCTCAAGAACTTATGCTTAACCAACTGACGTGCTACAAAGATAGGAGCCTTGATGTGGAAGCTGGCGAAGCAATGCCCGAATGGACTGATGTGCTTGTGCTTGGCAAGGTAACGGATCAGCTTATCATCCTTAGCCTTGAGCTTAGGTGGCCCCCACGGATCGTCTTCCATCTCACTTGTCTTACCAAACGATACACGGGCTGCGTTAGCTACCGTCAGGTCATTGCCCATATGGTCTATGTATGTTGCTTTAATCATCTACCTGTACTCCAATACATTCTACTGTTTCATTCTTAGCGTTGACCATAACTGCTGCATCTCTCAGCGCAGATTTACATAAGGTCTCATTGTCATATGTACCCAAGTGGTAGTACCTAACACCGTTCTCTGGCACTAAGACAAGCCACAACAATACCCATACTGTACTAGTCATTCTTCTTCTCCAGTTTATAGAAAGCATCATCCATCTCGTCAGCAAACGCTGCTATGTCTTCAACCAAGTGGTTGTGTTTCTGGATAGTCTCATCGAGGCAGTCCTCGTGTAAGTCCAGTCGGCGGTGAGCCTGGATGTTATCCCATACAAGGTAAACTAGGAGCACCCCGTAGCCGATCAGTATGATGTCTAATGTTTCCATTGTGTGTTGTCCTTGTTGGTTGGCCCACCCTGCAGGACTCGAACCTGCAACCTACTGCTTAGAAGGCAGTTGCTCTATCCAGTTGAGCTAAGGGTGGTCTGTATTAAAACTTAACGTAGTATACCTCCCCCTTATTCCTTTCTTCTATTGAGGAGTCAATAAGTTTTTTCAAGAAGTCTGCATGTTTGAAGTTACCAAACCACTCAGCCTCAGACTGCTCCCTTTGAAGTTTTGTTATGTGTTTCTCCAGTGATGTTACTCTTTCTTCCATTGTCTTATCCCTCTAATGGTATTGTCTGTCAGCCTTTAGCTGCTGCCACTCGATGAAGTCTTCTGCTCTGAAACCCTTGTCTTGAAGAAACTCCTGTAAGTCAAAGACCTGATCAAGAAATAAACCTATCAAGTATTTCAAAGCCTCTTCATCCTTACCAAAGACCTCAAAGTATTCTTCAATGGTTTCTATATCTTCTAAGTCTATACCCTTATGGACTACCATTGGTTCTTTCTTTCTAAAGTTAAATGCAAGAGATCTTTAGTATGTACTATAAGTATCTACTGTTAGTATCTATTAGTATTAATTCTATATAAAGAAATAAATACTAACAGTATTACCTTAAGTACTACTACTACTACTACTGGTAGTATTAGATAGGTAAGACCTCTTGCATGTCAAGTACCTCTACTCATCTTTTTTGTAGATCAAGTAGACCACAAACCAGAAGACTACTGTAGCACCAATGGAAATCAACTCATAGGTTGGCATTGTGTTTAGCTCCCACCACTTTAAGTTCAGCCCTTACACCGCTGAGTTCATTAACATCCTTCATGTACTGTTCAGCCTCTTTCATTTTAGAGAAATTCTTCCAGCATGTTTCAGTGCCTAGATTTTCATCGTGAATTAAAACGTATAATTGCATCTCGTTTGTCTCCTTTTTACAACAATTCAGATTAGTCTTTCTCGTAGTACCATGCGTTAGGGTCATCAGGTAATACGCAGGGCTTCCAGTGGTTAGGGTTTCCGTCATCACCAATAGGCGCTCTAAAGTCAAACATATGTTTCAACGCATAGGCCTTGTCTCTTACATCACTAAGCTGTGACATACGCACATCCATCATCTCCATTGTGTCATCAACCATAGCATCAATTGTGTTGTATACTTCCAAGAGTATTGCTACTTCGTCACGGGTCAGTTCTGTTTTGATTGTCTTAGTCATTAGTCTTTCTCCTTTTTAATATTATAATTCTGCTACACCTAGGACGCCAGTGTTTTCCCACTCAGCAAACAGCCCCTGCTTTTCCAGGATATCGTTGATCTTGTGGTTAACTCCGAAGTCATCCAAGACAGTACCACCAAACTCACAGTAGTAGTCAGCCCACACCTCTGGGTAGTTGTCCTCACCTGAGATGCGAAAGCCATCGTCATCCTCATAGACTGTGACGCCTAGCTTCTTGAGTTGGTTGTACGCTGTACGGTAATTCTTTTTCATTTGTTATTCTCCTTTTCTATCGGTCTAATTTGTAGCTGAGAAATGCTAAGAAATCTAGGCCATCGCTTGTCAGTTTCAGTTGTCGCTGCCGCATATCTGTGTGGTCTGTTCCTATTGTCAGCCAGCCTAGTCTTTGTAGGTGCTTGAATGTCCTGTGCGTCTTTGCTTGGGCTAGTTGTAGGTCTTTCTGTGCGTCCCTCATAAGAGCCTCTTTCTTTCTTGCTACATAAAGGAATGCCTCGATGTGTTCCAGTAGGATATGGCTTTCTCTGCCCTCTCCTCTGAGTGTACTGTTGGCAGTCCGAAATGTTTTGATCACACTTGATAAGTTTTGAATTGAGTTAGTCATGAGCCTAGTTCCTCTCTTACTTTGGCTAATACCTTGGCACGATCAAGGTAATACTGCATCAGGTCAACGTCAGAATAATCAATCTCACCCCACCCTGTACTCTCTATGTCATTCTCAAGTAGATCATTGAGCATTAACAGTTCACTTGTGTATAGTTCTAGCTTAGTCATTGTTCAGTCCTCCAGTATCTCATCTAAAGTTAGTTCAGTATCTAGCGTGTGCTTGTTACACATCTCATCAAACACAGAAGCGGGGCTTTCTTTAAATAGGTGCTCATATATGTCCTCATCCTTTACATGGTCAGGCACTTCATATTCTGGATACCAAGTGTCTGTGCGTGTAAGTCTTAGTTTGATTGTCCTAGGCATTGCTCATCTCCTCTTTTATTTCCTTGAAGATACGAGCCAACCTATCCACACTTGCCTTGGGTAGGTCAATGCAGTCACTCTCTTGTAAGTCACCTTGCACTCGCATTGTGCCATCACTGTACAGTGTACCTGTCCAGCCATAGCCTAAGTCTTTGATCTTTGTTATACTCTTAGTCATTACGCCATCTCCTCTACTGATTGGCTGTTAAACTCATAGACTGCCTTGGCAAACCCACGGGGTGTGGCAGATCGTATGTCTTTGGTGCGCTGTGACTTACCGCCCAGCTTCATCATGGCTGTGCTGTAACCGTTGCCATGGTACTTCTCAGGGTCAACAGATACCTTTGTAGGCATCACAAAGCCACCACCCGTCCATAGACAGGTCTTCTTTTTATACCCATCACGGGGTGCGATATACTCAGGCCAGCGTGGATGCTCTGCCTGATCGTCATTGATGTAGCCACCATACTCATAAGGGTGGAAGCTATGGTCAGGCTTGCGCCACTTAGTAGCCAAGACACTGACAGGGTTCTCCACAAAGTAGGGCACACCTAGTGCATCAAACAACTCACCGCACCACTTGGCATAGTTTACTGCCTTGGTCTGAAACTCAGGGTCACGCTCTGCTTTGCGCTTGAAGTGTGCCGCACCTGATACCGCCATGTCAGTACAGACGGGGAAGGCCATGCCGAAAACTATAGGTGGGCCACCATCCATTTGACGTGTATAGAAATCGTCATGTATTTGGTTCAAAGACTTATGATCGTGAAGATCAGCGTGAACGTAGGTGATAGAACCTTTACTACCTACAAATGTGTCTGTGTTTACGTTCTCTTTTGAGTGCTGGATGTCATAGGCGTAGCACTCATACCCTGCCTCTGCCCATGGCTTGAGTGCCTCACCTGTGAAGTCATAAAGACTAATTACGATACCTTTGGTCATGGTCTTAACCTCTCTCTCTTTGTAATGCTGTCGCCTGTTCATCAGTAACGTCCAGCAATATGTTCTTTACCTCTTCGCTGGTCAGGCCAAAGTGCCTAGCCACTTGTGCTATTGTCTTGTTGGTTGTGTCAAACATATCACACACATCCATGGGGTGCGGTTTATAGATCATCAGTATACCCTCTTTGTCAGATAGATTATGAGCTTGTCCACATTGTCAAACTCCTCATGAAATGTCTTATTCCCCTCTGCGTCATAGCAGTCGTATGACAACACAGGCCAATCTGGATCTTCTCGCATGGCAGGGTCGGTATAGTCCACAAAGATCTGGCAATAATTCCCGTGCCGTTCCTCTTTGAGTAGTGACGGGCAAGTGTCATTCTTCCATGAGCTATGCTTCCAGCCATGCGGTGACAATGCGTGAAAGAGTTTATTGAGTGTGTCATAGTTGTCATAATCTGCGTGTGGTACTTCTGCTATTGCGTAAATCATTGGCTCACCCCCCCTAGCGTACATACTTTTACTGTTCCAGCGTCACCATCTGCTAGGTGTTGATCCAACATAAAGTAACTCTCTGCGGCATCCTCTGTGCCTACTTGATCCACATATGTGGTTTGATCCCCGTCAGGGAAGGTGAGTGTTATAACTTGCACTAGCATATTTGCATCCTCTCTTGCCTCTTGTGCATCTTGAAATAGTGAGTTTACTTTTCCCATTGTCTTTCCCCTTAGTAGCCTAGGCCGTAGCCGATTAATAAGAACGCATAGCCAATGCCGCATAGGCAAAGCAGTGCCACGATGTCTTTGATCCATTCAATCATGATTTAACATCCTCAAACGTATCTCTTGCATGGTTGAATAAATGCTTTTGCATCATTCCCTCATTTGTATTTGTTCGGTGGATACTGCTAACTGTAAATTCAAGAGTATCGTTTTCGTCTTCCACCCAAATTGCTATGCGATCGGGAAAGTCTTTCTTGAATTTATAAATGGCACGTCCCGCCACTTCCACTGTTGTTGCACTCACATTTAAAGTTCTCATTGTTCTATTCCTCTTTCTCTTTTATACCTTTGTTGATCACCATAACTAACCCGCCAAGGGCATCTCTAACCGATACAGTGCCCAATTGTTTCGCCCACTTGTGGGCTTGTTGCTTTGCTTCACCAGCTGAATAGACTGTATCCAAAACAGTTTCACGGTCAAAGCCACGGTATAGATAAAAGCTTCTCATTTTCTTACACCTCCACCGCTGCAACACATTCCACATGATAGCGGGAAACAATGTCACCAGTATCCAAAGCTTTGTTGGCACGATTACCCGCCACATGATCACACCAAGTATCCCACCAGTATTCCGTTCCTTCAATCTGGCACATCTCCACATAGGTGGTCACTTTCTTGCGCTTGCTGGCCTCTTTCATCTTGGCCGGTGGCGTTTGTACGGCACTAGGTTTTAGGCCTAGGCGTTTTATATTATGGCTATCAATACAAGCCACGTTGAAGCCAAACATTTGAGCCACAAATGCAGCTTTGACCATCCCTAGGTTTGGAACCCGCATGAATAGCATGATCACTTCAACACAAGCTTCAACGCTTTCGGTGCCTAGTGTGTCTTTAATATGATTTACCTTGCCCCACAAATAGGCGTCATTATTTCTTGTGTAATCGTATCCGTCACCTTTGAGACCCCAGCAAAAACGTGAGGCTGACCCGTTTTCGTTAATATCTTGAATTTGACCTAAGCAAGTGGAAAGCCCAGCTTGGATTGTTGATAGGGTAAAGGTGACCACTGGTAAAACCGATTTATTGGCATGGCAGATATTCATAATCTCTTGAACGTCACGTTGATACATTTTGAATTCCTCTTCTGTTGTTGTGTGTCTTCCTGAAATTCAATCTAAGCACAAAAGAATTGATTACAACAAGTGAATTGATAATGTGATAATTGTTACAAAACTGAAACATTCCGTGATCTACTCTTGGCTACTTATATAAGGGTCAAAGTTGAAGCAATATGTGATCACAAAGAGTAGCTCCAAAGGTAAATGTGATCACAAGTTTTCTTCGGGGTTATAGATGCTTTCAGTATTTGTGATCACAAACAGTCAAAACATTCGGACTAAACAAAAGGTTTAACCTTAAACTAGTTTTACCGGCAGATAGTTTAACGTTAAACTACTTTCTGAATATTTAATTTAGTATTAAACTAGTTGTATATCGATGATCACTTATATAAGAGAATTCTTATGGATACCAAGGGTTTAACGCAGGGG